ATTAGCCCCATGAGCAAGTCAAAGGGCTATGATGACCGGCTGGATCACACTGATGACGGGGATTTATTCATCCAGCAGAGAATTGAGGTCAAAGGACTGTCAGCAGACTTCACTAATGGCGCAGATTGGCCCTTTAGAGGCGAGTTTATTGTCTGCGCGGCACATTCCTATGACCGAGCGAAGCCGAAGCCTTACGCATACATGATTTTGAACCGTAACCGCACCCACGTTGCTATTGTTTACGGTAAAAGCCGCCCCCAGTGGACTACTAAACGCATTAAAGACGGACGCTATGAGGATATGAACCAAGAGTTCTATTTATGCCCCCTTGAACACGTTGATTTTAGACAATTATGAAAGAAGATAAAGACCGATTATTTATGTTTCCATTCTTCCCTGAAGCGTTCCTGGTTAGCACTATGTTAATGAGTCCAGCCGAGGTTGGAGCCTACATGAGACTGCTCTGCCACTCATGGATTGAGGATGGGATTCCGTACAAAAACAAATCAGATTTGGGAAGATTAGCTGGCGTTTCACCTCAAAAATTAGAAAAAATCATGCAAAAATTTTTCATAGACGATCAAAATATGGTACGCAACTATCGGCTAGAGGAGGTGCGAAAAACAGTCATTGCAAAACGAGAAAAGCGCGTAAAAGCAGGGAGATTAGGAGGACAAGCGAACAAGCAACGCTATAGCAATGCTTTAGCAAACAGGGAAGCAAACGGGAAGCAAAATAGTAGCAATGCTGAAGCTAATAAAGTAAATCAAAGTAAAGTAAATAACCCCCCTACCCCCCTTGTAAAAAATTTAAGCACTGCTGACCGGATTGGCATGGAAAAGTCGCTTGTCCTGATCGGTGAAGAAATCAATGCCATCTTGCGCCAGCAAGGCAAAGACGCGACCGGCTCGGTTGTCTCTTGGGGCCGCGACGACGACCCCGAAACCTTGAAAGGCTTGCGAGCGCGAGAGCGCGAGATCAGACAACAACTCATGGGATTCAACCCCCGCCAGCGCGAGAAACCCATGCCAGCAGGGTTGAGTGAGCTAACCAGCACGATGGCAGAAGAAATGCGACTATGACTCTCCACACAATGCCCCATTGCTGGCCCGTAAAGGGGTGCTGACGGGCTTAACAGATTAAAAGTGTCACAATATACCTCTAGGGCTTTAGAGAGGCGTCTAGGGGCTATTCTTTGCTTTTAGTTTTAGCAACTGCAATTAGCTTTTTAATTTCCTTTTCAGGTGCGCCTAGGATTTGTTTCCCCACGATCATTGCTTCATCGTATCTCCCCGCGAGAATCAATTCCTCAATGTCCCGCCGGAGTAAATCGTGGAATCCATCAATCACCACTTGCTCTATTTCAGCGTTAGTTTTCTTGGTTTTCATAAGTTTATTTTAATGGTTTTTTTGATAAAATCCTTGTCTTTCTCGCTAATGCTTGGCCCGTCAATTATTACATGATTATCAAACCAATCTTCACTTTGATTTGTTTTCCTTTCTGCGATTTTATACGGTTCAAACTCTGAAATATCGTCAAGACTTCTAGCGTCCCAAGTGGTTCGCCCGTGATATTTGTCTGTAAATATTCCCGCGTCAAATAATGGCTTTAACGATTTCACAAAGTTTTCATATTTCTTTGTGCTTTTACTCAAGGGCTTGTGTAAGTGGTGCAAATGAAACTCCAGTTGCGCCCGCATGAATTTCTCCACAATTTCACAATGCTTTTCATGGTAAGGAATAACCGTGTTAGTGGTTCCCATTCCACGCGCTGAATAATCGCCGCCCGTGGAAACAAGGCAATAATCTGTCTTGGTTTTCATAAGTTTATTTTACTGGGGTTGGGGTTTGGGTTAAAGGGGATTTATGCGCGAACCGTTGCGCCTTGCGGCGGGCGGCGGCTGGGCTTTCATAGTTTCCGAGCGCCTGAATTAACACGATCTTGGGCGGATTGGTGAATCCCTCGTTTAACTCTTTCAAGTCTTGGGCGGTGATTTGGTTTTTGGTTTTCATAATTCTAACCTCTCCTAATATCAAAAGTCATTTCCACGATCCAACCCCCGCAAGTGGGGCCGACAATAGAGGCTTCGCCTTGCGGTCGCCCGCGTGTTAATTCGCTAATAAACCTTTCCGCCCGCCAAGGGTTATCGCCCCACTCCAAGTCGAGCGCGAGCGGGTAGCCTTCGGAGTCTTTAGCGGTTTTATGCTCCTGATAATCTGGGAGAAAATAGAAGGCTTTCCCGGTTTCACCTGCCTTGTCAAAATAGGTATTGCCTATGGATTCAAAGCAATCAAAGCCAAGTTTTAGCCATGCTTTTGCCGTATTGTTTTCTGATGCTGTAATGGTCATAATTTTAATAGGTTAGTTTTTCGCTTCGTGGTGTAGTTTTTGCAGTCTTGCGCGGGCTTTCAGTAGCGCGGGCTTTGTGATTTGCAACGTGCGCAAGTCATACCCGAATGGCTGGTAGCCATCATGCGCGGTAGCGCGGGCAAACAGTTTGCGCCATACTCTAGCAATTTGTTTTTTATTCATAATTCTAATTAGTTAACTGGTTCCTGGTGGAATATCCTTTGCCCGGTGGGGCTGGTGATATGGTAAATGGCCCGTGTTCGGGGATCATAAGCGCAAAGCTCGCCCCGCCGGATTGAGTAGCCGGTTTCTAGGCATCGGCTGATGAAATGCGCTTTGATTAAACGCGGGTCGGTTATGGTTTGGAATCGGGTAATCATGCGTTTGCCTTTATCGCGTATGGGTTACTTCGCATGGGGTTACCTCCCGAAATCGCGGGCGGGAGCGCGTGCCTAGTCTCTCGACAATTAACCACCCATCCTCCCAGCTTGGGCCTACAATTTTATAAACGTGTTTATTATCGCCACAAACGCTAACACGATCACCGCGATTGACTCCGCAATCTTTTGGCAATGGTGTTTTTTTGGCCGTAGTGATTAGGAAATGGTCGCTCATTATTCGCCCCCCTTTTCACTGGCCCGATTAATTAGGGCCTCCCCGATTTCAGGCCAATCCACATCTTTCAATCCCTGAATAGCAAAGTCGGTAAACAATCCCGCATCTTCTGGTAATTGATCCTTCCAAGATTCATTGATTTGATTGCCCAATTCCTGGGGGTCGGTTGCTCCATCGGCAAACTCCATCCAATAAAGGTAGGTTCCTTCACTTTCCTCCATCCACATCCAGACAAGCCAAGTTTCCCAATTAGTCCACCCGTTGTAGGTTTCCTTTACCGGCTTGTGAATCGTTGCAAGGGTTTCAAGGGCTGCGAGAATTGGCTCGCCCTTTTCGTTTACATATTTTTTGACCATTGTTATCCTAGTTTCCCCTTGGGGCGTGCGCAAACACGTTTGCCGGTTGTTCTTATCCTAGTCGACCGGCTTCCCAAGGATTTACTGACTAGGTTTGTTAATCACACAAGCTCGCCTACTCCGACCAGGAATAGGCAAGTTGTAGGATTAATTTTGGCGCATGGGCATCAGGATTCCTTTTCCGCCGGTGGTCTTTTCTTCAATGATGAAGGGCGCACTGGGATCAATTTGACCAGTGGCCGGATTTGTCTCTATTTGCAATTGCACATTGTCATTGGGGCAACCTATAGCTTGCGCTAGTTCAAATAGGTATTTGGCATTGAAGCTCACGGTTTGGTAATGGCCGCCGCCTGTATTATCAGGAATACAGGATTGCCAGCGTGGATAGTTCACATCCTTTTGCCATGGGTAGACTTGGCCGTCCGGCATCATTGCGGCGCCATTTACTCCAATGGTGCTTTTATCGGCTCGCTTGGCTTGTTTCCTTGCTTCAATCAATGCCTTGGGGGGTAGTAGCTTTTGCCCGTCAATTTCATCCTCATCGGATAATTCAACAGGTACAACAGCCATTTTCCGGCCATCAGTGGCAACGGCATTTGTTTGACCGTCTTTTGATTCAATCAAGATTGAAAGCAACGCTTCCCGGCTTGCGTCCTTTGTGACTACTTTTTCTAACTTACACGTTTTTGGTATTTTCATTGTTTTATCCTAGTTTTACTGGTTTTGGTTTTATGCTGCTTTAGATTTGAAAGGGGCCGTTAGGGATTTCGGCGGCTCGTTTACCTGTGGTTAAGTCAAGGTAGGGCGGTTTGCTGAATCTCTCAAAGTCTCTAATGGCTGAAACTTTCCCGTCATAAACTTCTTTAATGGCGGGGGTTTCTCCTTTGGCTTTAATGAACTTGGCCAGATCGCAGTCTTGCTCCAAATAGGCAATGCAATCCGATTGATAAGAGTATTTGGAAATATTGTTTTCAATTCCCAAGTCAGTTAATTCCCAAGTAGGAACGGCAAGCCAGCCATGGGAGGCGTCAATGTGTAGGTTGTAGGTTTTCATTTCAATTGCTTCCATGCGCCAAACCTAAAGCCATTCCTCTTTCCCGTCAATAAATACTTCGTATTAAATGTAACACCTTATTAACAGGTAGAATTGGTTAATTTGAATAAATGGCCTTGTTATCCCCGTCCCTAGTAGCTAAAACACCTAGACTTTTATTCAACCAATGGCTCAAATTAAGATAGTAAAGCCCCTCAAAGCTCTGGCAAAGAAGAAGCCGGGGCGCAAATTGACCATTACCAAGTTAAGTGAAGAGGATTTGCTTACCTGCAAAGAAGCACTGGAAATTGGCATGCCGATTAGCAGAATCCCGGCCCTGATTGGAATATCAAATACAGCCTTTGACCGGCTCCTGAAAAAGAGTGGAGAATTAAGTGAGAAGTTCCTTTCGTACAAAGAAAGGGGGCTAAAAAAGCAATTAGCCAATATCGCCCTAGCTGGCGAGAAATCTTGGCAAGCATCGGCTTGGCTTTGTGAACGTGCGTATTCAAATAACGATGAATTTGCCCAACGAACCAGAACCGGTTCAGGTTCACAAGTAACGATCAACCTGCAAAACGTGTTACAAGCCCAGAGCAAACGTCCTAATGACCGGCCTCAAACTGGCAACAAAGCAATAGACGTTTAAGCAAAGCACTGTAAACGTGGGGTATTCTAGGCTAGCGCGACAGTTAAGTAAACTACCTGCCTGAACATGCCAACCAAGTCAGTCAAGCCAAACCCAGGACACGACGGGGACCGGGGGACCCCCACGGGGGGTGGGGTTGCTTCTGCTCCCCCCCTTCCGAAACCCCCCAAAACAAAAAGGCTATCCAAGAAAGCCTTGGAGCAGAGCAAGACCTATGACTTGCAGTGGTTCCCTGAACGCTGGTTGGGCGAGAAACCTTATGGTTGGCAGTTTGATGTTTTGAAAGCGTTGAACAACCGGGAAAGCCGGGTTGCGTTGAAGGCGGCTAACGGGTCGGGCAAGACTAGCATGATCGCTGCTGCGGCTGTGGTTTGGCATGTGGTGAACTTTCCGGAGAGTTTGTGTGTTTGTACTGCTGGAGTTTTCAGACAGGTAGAGGGGGCATTGTGGCCCGCTATTAGGCGGTTCACTAATCAGATGACAAATGGGGATGGGTTTGAGGTGACACAAAGTGGTTTAAGGTTTGTGAACGGGGCAAGAGCTATTGGGTTTAGTGCTAGTGACGCGCACAAGGCGGAGGGTTGGCACAGGCAAGGGCCGACGGAGAACCTGATGTTCATTGTGGACGAAGCGAAAGGGATAGCTGATGAGAATATCTTCCATGCAGTTGAGCGGTGCCAACCTAGTCGGTTATTGATGATGAGCAGTCCTGGGTCTGCTAGTGGGTTTTTCTATGAAGCATTTACTAAACAGCGGGAGAGGTGGGATACATTTACTGTTACGGCATTTGATTGCCCGCATTTGACGAAGGGCTGGATTGAGGAACAGATAGAGACGTACGGTGAGAAGAGTCCGTTGATCCGGTCGATGATCTATGGGGAATTTGTTGATGACAGCGATGACGGTGTGGTTTTGAGTCTGCGTGAACTGGAAGAATCCCTTCAAGAGCCGCCCCCGCGAGGGGAGGGGATGAATGTGGCATTTGTGGACTTTGCAGCGGGCGGAGATGAAACGGTGTTTTGTTTGCGGAAAGGCAATGAGATCACCGAGATGGAAACTTGGAAGGAAAGAGACACGAACAAGACGATTGGCAAGTTGATTAATTTATTTGACCGCCATGGGTTGGTGGCTGATGAGATTTACGGGGATGAAGGTGGCATGGGATTGCCTTTGTGCGATGCGTTGATGGACGCGGGCTATGACATTCACAGGGTAAACTTCGGGGGCAAACCTTATGACGCAAGGTATCAGAACCGGGGCGCGGAGATGTGGCACACGGGAGCTAGGTCAATAGCGAATAAAGATGTGATTCTGCCGGACGACAAGAAACTCCATCAACAGCTTGTGACAAGGCGCGTGGAAGTGAACCGGCAAGGCAAGCTGGGGCTTGAGCCGAAAGACAAGATGCGGTTAAGGGGGATGGCAAGTCCGGACAGGGCTGACGCGGTGCTGGGAGCCATTAGTTGTGGAGGGGGTGTGGGTGGAAGCTGGGAGAAATACGAGGCTTTATCGAGGCCCACCTTGGAGGAACTGTATCGGGACGCCGATGTCATGGCCCAGAACAGTGCCACCCCAGAAGGCATGTTCACAGGGTATTAGACAATCATTTTCCCTGCTTTTTGATTGGCAACAGGATTTGTCGATCATTAGGGCTTTCGGTAGTACCCGTAGACACATCGGCTCCCGCCGCGAGAGGGATCATGGTTGTCATGGATAACTCCGTCAACCACCGCGCAAATATGTTTAGAGAGCCGCGCAATGATTATCCCTGTTGGCAGTTCGTCCTCACGAAGATGCACCCTGCACCCTGACCCAATAGACATACAGGCAACCCATTCCCAGCCTAACCCCTTTAGGTATTTGTCGTAGTCCTTGCGCCAAACTCCCTTGCGCGGGGTTGCCCCGCTTGACTTAAATAAAGATTTGTAAACTTCCTTATAGGGCTTGCCAGTTGCGATGGATATTGCGCGTGTAACGCAGTCACCTGTTGTGCCTTTGTATCCCGCATCACTACGGCCTCCGTCTGTAATTTTTACTTTCATAATCTTGGTTTCGTTTAGTCGCGAACACTTCTATTTTATCATAAGCCACTTTCAAGAAACCACCGGAACCCTTAAAACAGGGGTTATTGAGTCAAAAAATGCAATTTCCCTAGGAAACTTTTGTGGATAACTTTGCCTTTTGCCCATAGGAGCCTTATTCGTCGTTATCCGCTCCTACGGAGTTAATCCCCCCAATTAAACCCGTAAACAGATGGGAAAAAAAGACCCCCCTTGTTTTTGCCCATAGGAGCGCAATTAGCTGTAATAGGCTCCTTGACAGGTTTGGGAGAAAATAGGGGAGGTTATTTTGGCCCATTAAATCCCTTGACGATAGGGGCGTATAATAGGGGTTTTCGTCCCCTAAAAATGCCGACGTAACTAGATTACTAAAAATGCCGACGTAACTAGATTAGTTACTGACGGATAAAAGGGGGACGTAATTCGTCGTAATAGGCTCCTTGACAGTTTCCGAACTAAAGAACTGGAGGAATTTCGGAATACTTGAATCCTTTTTGAAATAAAATCGTCTATCCAACTATTGCATTAATGTGTCACGTTATGGTAAGGGGGTTTTAGTGTGTGTGACGATGTGTTGGGCGTGGAGATCGCGTCAACGGCTGTCTTGGTGAGATACTACTTCAATTCGTCGCATGAATCAGAGTCTCACACACGAACTTAATTATGAAACAACCCAACAAATACGGGGTGGAAAAGCCCACTAAAAAGCAGGTGAAAGCTGGGAAACCCGCGAAGGGAGACAGGCGCGGAAGGAACCGGGGCCGATGAAGTATTCCAAGGCACAACAGAAAGCACGGAATAAACCAGGAGGCTCCAATGTGGGTGAATACCCTAATGTAAAGAAATTTGCTGGGCCAAGTGGGGGTGCGCCTAAAGGGAGCTACCCGATCAACACAAAGAAACGGGCGGAGTCAGCCATTAAACTGGCTCACAACGCACCGAATCCTCAAGGCATTAAGCGTGCGGTGTGGCGTGCTTATCCCAGCCTAAAGCAATGAGCCAAGAACTTTACGCCAGAATAATTGATGACATCAAAAGCCGCTCCCAGTGGGAGGTGCGGCAGAGTCTCTGGTATCGGATGCGTAACAATGGGTTACGCCGCAAGAGCGTCCCGTGGCCCAACGCTGCGGATATGCACTTCCCGCTCATTGACACCACCATTAACAAGCTCAAGCCCGCTTTCTTTCAGCAAGCCATGGGGTTGGATGTGCTGGCGACCTTTGTGCCGATGCGAAGTCAACTGGCAGGATTCACTTCCGCAGCCGAACATTGGTTCAGCTATAAGCTCCATGAAAAGAGTAATTACTCCACTGAAGTAATGAGTTGGATAGACCACATGCTGGTCAGTGGTCATGGGGTCATCAAGACGATATGGAATCCGGACAAGAAACAGGTGGAGTTTCAGGCCATTGATCCCATGCACATAATTGTCCCGCCATGGACAAAGGAACTTTCGGGGGCAGACCGCATTACCCAAGCTATTCCCATGAGTCTGGAAAGCTATAAGCGGGCAGGAATTTATAATACCAGCGATAAAGTCATAAAACAGATAACGGGCGATCACGACGATGATTCAGGCATCAGCAATGAACTGAAGAACGACAAGTTAAACCGTGAAGGGCTGACGTATTCGCCGGACAAGGATCAGGTTATTGTTTGGGAAGTTTACACGCACACCAAGGATGGCGAGTGGGAGATGGAAACCTTTTCTCCCCAAGCCCCAGACCAGAAGTTAAGGGATTCCATGAAGGTTCCCTACGACCACGGACAACCTCCGTTTGCTTCTGCGAAATATGAAATCACCGATGGCGGTTGGTTTTCTCCGCGTGGTGTGTGCGAGATGTTGGGACAGTTTGAGGAGTCCCTTTGCAAGACGTGGAATGAAAAGATGGATGCGTCCACCTTGTTCAATAAACCGCTCTTCAGGGCGGAACGCGACCTGCCCAATTCAATTAACCTGCGACTGCATCCCGGCCAAATACTGCCCTTCGGCATCGCCCCTGTTCAAATGCCCAATACACCAATGGACTTTGACAAGGATATGACGCAAACGCAGTCAATTGCCGAGCAGCGCGTAACCGTTCCGGACTATGGAATCATGGCCGACAGGGATCGCCGCACGGCCACGGAGATTGAGTCCATCAACGCTCAATCCCAACAAAACATGGACTTGCGTTTGCGTCTCTTCCGCCAAGCTCTGGGAGATTGCTTCCGTCAGGCGTGGGGGTTGCTATTACAATTTGATTCCAAAGACCTCCAGTACCGTTTTCTGGAGGATTCCCTGCAACTTGATCCGGTGGCACTCCATGACGATTACCAACTGGAACCACGCGGAGGCATGGACATGGTTAGCCGTGCGATGCTGTTGAACAAGGCGATCCAGAGGAAACAATTATTCGCCAACAGCCCATGGATTAATCAGGTGGAACTGGATAAAAGTATTCTGGAACTGGAAGATCCGTCCTTGGTTCCAAGGTTGGTTCAAGACCCGAACCAGAAAGAGGGTGACGAGGTTATTGCCGAGAAGAAGGTGATCCCAGCCCTGCTGGTGGGTGAACAGATTCCGGTGCAGGAAGGTATTGATGCGCGTGTGCGTATTGGTGTTTTGATGCAATTCCTTGAAAGGTCAGCGCAGACCGGCGTGATGGTTAGCCCGCAGGGACAACAAGCCATCAGCGCACGACTCGGTGAACTCCTCAATGCCTACGAACAGGTGGACACGAATAACGCACGGGCGTTAAGGAAAGATGTGGAGGAATTTCTGGTGCAACTGGGCTTCATGCCATCCAAGGATGAACAACGGCAAATGGAAGTCGCAGCGATGACCGGACAGATGCCCGCGCCTGAAGCACAGATGGTGGAGGAGACTGAAGCGGTGGTGCAAGAGGGAGATTACTAATGCGACTTTGGAGGTTCTTAAAGATTTGTTGGGCCATGAGCAGGAACATGCCGTGGATAGATGAAGCCGAGTGGCGCGGTGAAGATGTGGCATCCCTGCGTAACTTCCTGGTTACAGGTTCAGGGCGCAAGTTTAGGAGGTTAATGTTGAACATGGTGCTGCGACAAAACGCGACTGTCGTATCACAAAGTGACACCTCAAGGTTGAAGTTTGAAGCCGGGTTTGCCAACGGCATGAGAGTAACGGTTCACACGGTTGAGGCATTGGCCCGCGACCTGACACCTGAAGAAGATTTTCCATCGGACGTATTTGGGGTTGGACGTTCGGTGAGTGAAGACCCCACAGCACGGCCTGTCATTTGATTGTGAGACAGGACGAGGACTAAACAATCATAGGGAAGTATTGTATGCCAGAAGAAACCGGCGATGTAACCGCCGAACAACTATTGGCCGCTGCTTCGCAGTATGACGCTGCGATAGAAGCGGGGGACGAACCAAGCGTGGCTATTCAACCTCCAGAGGAGGACGAATATCCGGCAATGGAAGAAACCGAAGCCGAGAGTGAACCGGAGGAATCTCCGCCGGAACCGGAGGCAGACAGTACGGATAAAGAACCTGAAAGTTCTTTGACAGAAGAGGAAGAGGTGAAAGCCCCTTCTCCGAAAGAAAAGAAGAGTAAGTACGCCAAGAACCGTGATCGTTTGAACAAAACTTGGGCCGATGCCAATGAGGTAAAGGAACAAAACAAACGGGATCGGGAGGCAGTAAGTCAGGCTCAAGCGGAACTGGAACAGCAGCGACAACAAATCGCTGCCACCCATGGATACCGCGATGAGCATGGTCATACTGCCAAGGACTACGAGGAAGCCGCGAAAGGTTTCAGGGATGAAGGCGAGTCAACGCTGGCTGAAGCTGCCGACAAGAAAGCCAATGAGCTTTCCCAAAAGCAGGATCAGGCAGTGACGCAAGCCAGCGAGCAGAAACAGGTGAACGCCTTTGAGGCGAAACGCCAAGAGTTAATGACTCAACACCCTGACCTGACGAAATCGGATTCTGAATTGACCTTAAAAGCCAATGCACTCCTTCAGCAACATCCGGCAATAGCCGCGATGCCTGACGGATTACAGGCGGCTGTTAACGGCGCACTTATGATGCTGGACGCGGAGAAAGGGAAGAACGCTTCTACTGAACTGTCTGAACTACAGGATAAATATAATAAACTGGAAAAAAAACTGTCAGTCACGGGTGGATACACCAATGAGAAACTGGACGGCGAGAAAGGGTTTGACGACATGGACGACAGTGAACAGGCGCAATATTTAATGCGTGCTGCCACCGCCCATGACAATAGCCTTTAGCCACAGTGTCACATTGTGTCACGTCAATGACTGACTAGAAAAGGAAGTATGGCTACAAATACCACTACTACACTGTCCAACCAGTATCAGAACTATTTCAGCAAGAAATTGCTGTCCTACGCTGTTCAAGCACTGGTTATGGATCAGTTCGCCCAGAAAGCCCCTCTCCCAGCGAGAGCGGGTCACAAGGCGATTACCATGTTTCGTTATGGTGTACCTTCAACCTCCGCCATTGAGGCGTTGGTGGAAGGCACTGCACCTTCCGGAACACGAACACTTTCTCTAAATAAGATTGAGAAAGCACTATCACAACGCGGGCAGGTCATTCAGTTGACTGACATCCTCACTGCCACGGACTTGTTCAACAGCTTACAGCAGTCGATCAAGACCAATGGACAGGATGCCGCGTTGGACATGGATACCATCACCCGCAATGCAATTGTGGGATCAAACGTGGCCGGAGACGCCATGGAAAACACGTTTGCCACCTACGTTCTGGATAACAGCGACGAACTCGTTGAGTTGTATGCTGACGGAACGAAGGAGACATGGGCAGACGGAGACGGCAATGCCGAGTACAAGACGTTTGAGGCAGTCACAGGATCAACCACCCTGCTCAATGCGGCGGCTGTCCTTAATGCTGTCACTCAACTGAAGGTGAACCGCGCACAACCCGCCAAGGGCGGAATGTATGTTGCTGCGGCAAGCCCACAGGTGATTAGTGACGTGATGACGGACACTACCTGGGTTAACGCTGCACAATATAGTAATGTGCAGGATTTGTATAAAGGTGAAGTTGGCTCCCTCTACGGGGCGAAGTTCATTATGACCACAAATCCGTTCATCACTGGTGACACGCTTGGCACTGACGGTGACAGGTTTGTTTATGATGCGTCTGGTGGCGGTGGAACTGCTGCAACCAACGACATCCATGCGACAATATTCCTCGGCTCCGAGGCTTACGGTTGTCCTGACTTATCAAGTCAGTCTCCGTTCAGCCCGAAGGTTGAGATTGTTGACACGGCTGATAAATCCGATCCGTTGAACCAACTGACGACTTGCTCGTTCAAGACGTTCTGGACTGCGTTGCGACTGAATCCGAATTACTACCTTATCATGCGTAGTAAGACGGCTTCCACTGCCTAACAGCTAATCAAGTTATGAAACCTAAAGGTGGAGTAACCCTTATAATTGCCGTGGGAGGGGGGAAGCCCCCTCACCACGGTCGTTCCGGTAAAGACAAGGAAGAAGGTTGCGAAATGATTAAAATTCCATTGGCAGCATTAGCTGCGGATTCAGAAGAAGGCGAAGGTGTTTCCCCGGAAGTGGGTGACGCAGTTGTGCTTGATAATGTCGAGGGCGAATTGGTTGGCGTGGATGGCGATGCTGCACACGTTGAACTCAAGACCGCCAACGGTCAGCCTATTGAGTATGTGTCCCACGAAGAGGAGACGGAAGAGGAAGACCTGGGGGCAGAGGAAGACATGCTTCGGGCTTTAGCCGAGGCGGAAGATAAAGAGGGCAGGTAATGCCTATCTACACCTTTGTCTCTGAAGGCGGGGAGGTGGTTGAGGAGATTGTTCCCTCAAAGACCACCCATATAACCCGCGAAGGCGTGGACTATAAGCGGTCTATGGGCCAAGAAGGCTTTTCACTTACCGGAAGGGCCGTTGGGATTCCTTCCCAAGCCGAGCAGGTTAAAGACGGCTATTACAAACTTGAGCAGGAGCATGGCTCTCGTTTCCTTCGCCAATCACAATTTAGTACGAAACAAATTAAGAACGCATGGGGGTTTTAGATGGCTAACACGAGAATAACCGCTTTAGGGGAACTGTCCGCCGCACCAGCCGTAGCTGATGTGCTTTGCATTGTGGATGTCAGTGACACCACCATGAGTGCCAGTGGCACGACCAAGAAGATACAGATTACGAATGTCACCCCCATCCTTGGGTCTACCGCACTTACTTTAGGTTCTGCTGTCACGACAGTCACAGGGATGGAATCCCTAACCGTCACAAGCGGAGCGGGTGCTGTCATTGCTACTTCTTTCACTGGTGCATTGGTTGGAGATGTTACGGGAGACTTGACGGGCGCAGTCACGGCAACTGGTACACTGGCTGACGGTGTGGAAGCTGCGACACAAGCTGCTGACAATAATTCCCTAAAGGTTGCAACCACTGCCTACGTTGATGCACAGGCGGGAGCATCGGATACATTGGCCGAGGTATTGGCCATTGGCAACACCACTGGCTCAACGAACATCATCGTAAGTGCAAGCCAATCAATCACCACTGACACCATCGCAGAGACAACTGCTGCTGCTGGAGTCACGATTGACAGTGTTCTCGTAAAGGACAACACAGTAACAGCAACCACATTCACTGGCGCACTCACTGGCAACGTAACAGGAAATGTTACCGGAGATGTTACTGGAGATGTTACTGGAGATGTTACTGGAGATGTTACTGGAGACTTAACCGGAGATGTAACCGGAGCGGTGACAGGGAATGTTACGGGTAACGTAACGGGAAATTTAACAGGGAACGTCACTGGAGATTTAACAGGGGATGTAACTGGAGATGTCACTGGCTCATCGGGGAGTTGCACTGGCAATGCGGCTACGGTAACAAACGGGGTTTATACAACAAACAATCTTTCAGCTTTAGCAGCCACAACTTCCGCGCAATTAGCTGGAGTTATTTCAGATGAGACAGGGAGCGGTGCGTTGGTATTTGCCACCAGCCCGACACTGGTTACCCCAGCACTCGGAACCCCTGCAAGCGGGGTGCTAACGAACTGCACTGGGTACACCGGAGACTCCTCACTTGTGACAGTCGGAACGGTTGCGTCCGGTACATGGAACGGAACAGCTATTGACGGTGCGTATGTGGACATTGAAGGCACAGAGGTTAAGTCCACTGGTGAGACAGGCGGAACGAAGTTCCTACGAGAAGATGGGGATGGGACTTGTAGCTGGGTGGCAGCGAGTGGCAGCGGAACCGTTACCAGCGTAGCAACATCGGGTACGGTCAATGGCCTTACCTTGACTGGAGGGACGATTACGACCAGCGGAACTGTTACCCTTGGAGGAACTCTTTCAGTAGATTTAACGGCTGACGTTACCGGAACTCTCCCTGCCGCAAATGGAGGAACCGGACTCACAAGCATCTCAACTTTACTTAACAGTAACACCACCAAATCAGATGTGGGATTGAGTGCTGTGGAGAACACAGCTCTCTCTACTTGGGCCGGAACTTCCAGCGTAACCACATTGGGAACAGTTACCACGGGAACATGGACGGGTACGGCTATTGATGGGGCTTACGTTGATATTGAAGGAACAGAGGTTAAGTCTACCGGAGAAACCGGAGGCACAAAGTACCTGCGCGAAGACGGGGATGGAACCTGCTCTTGGCAAGCTGTGAGCGGGGGAAGTGGAACTGTTACCAGCGTAGCCATAACAGGCACAGACGGTATTGACGTTGACTCCGGCTCCCCTATCACGACCAGCGGAACGATTACCCTCGGCCTTTCGGGCATAGCGAATGCTGCCCTAACCAATTCTTCAGTGAGTTACGGTGGGGTAAGTGTTGCTCTCGGAGCTTCTGACGCGACTCCGGCTTTTGATTTATCTGATGCAACAGCTTACACCGGAGACAGTTCACTGGTTACAACTGGAACAGTCACTAGCGGAACTTGGGGAACAGGTGCGGTTGTAGGCGGGGCAACAATGACTCTTGGCAGTGATGCGGAGGGTGATGTTTATTATCGCAACGCATCGGGGGTGTTAACTCGGTTAGGGGTGGGATCAAATGCTGATGTCTTGACTCTTGCCAGTGGAGTGCCGAGTTGGGCTACCCCGACGGCGGGGACAGTTACCAGCATTACTGCTGCGGCAGATTCCGGTTCGGGAACCGCGATCACCTCTAGTGGTACTTTAACTTTTACTGGCGGAACAAATGTCACCACTTCAGTTAGTGGCACAACTGTTACTGTCAATTCCACTGACCAATACACTGGCACAGTAACCAGTGTGGGCGGAACCGGAACAGTCAATGGCTTAACTTTAACCGGAACCGTTACAGGTTCGGGAAACCTTACACTCGGAGGAACTCTACCAGTTGAGATCGGGATTGCGTGTTCCGATGAAACAACTGCCCTGTCTACCGGAGACAATAAGGCAAGGTTTATGATCCCCGAAGCCATGACGTTAACCGAGGTAAAAGCATCCTTGAGCGGGGCTGACACAGGTGGTTCCGGCGTGGATGTTGACGTGCGCTACCATGCGACTGACCCAACAAATGCAGGGGCTACCGTGTTTAGCGGGGGTGATCTTAATATAGCGGATTCAGCATTTTACGGAACCAAGTCCTCGCTGGCAGTGACTGCACTGGCCGAGAACAGTTTCATTATGGTGGACATTAACACTACGTCCGATGCTACGGGCTTAAAGATTTGGTTGATCGGCACTAAATAAGAATGAGTTACATAATCAATCCATACCGTTACGGGGCAGGAGATGCCCCCGGTGGTGATTATGTGACTATCACCACCTCGGCAACTGTTGAGGAGGATATGTACGACTCGGACTATAAGTATTTTGTTATCGACTCAACAACCTCAAGTGCCTTCACCGTAACTAACGCGGGAAGTGAATCGGGAAGCAACA